ACCCAAAGGTTCATCATCCCCAGCAGAAGGTGGCAACCTGCTTGCTAACCTTATTGATATTAAGCGTGGCTTTCTTAAGTTAGACCAAGAAGACCAGGCTATCTTGCGTATGCGCCATCACGAGAACTTTACCCTGCAACAGATAGCACAGGTACTAGAGTGTGCTATCTCTACCGCAGATCGTAGGTGTGGTCAATCACTGCGTAGATTGCAGGATAATCTAGGCGGTGTTAGTCCGTGGCAATGAATGAGGAGTTGTTGTTTACCTTCTTGCGTGAAGGTTTCTATTCAGACTTAGAGAAGGCACCAGGTATCTATGATGCCTTTGATTGCATCTCCAAGCAGGCAGGTCACTACATTGAACTTAAGTGTAGACATACCCATTATCCCACGTTACTGATAGAGGAGATGAAGTATCGCAAGCTGATAACGCAAGCAGCAGAGCGAGATCTTATCCCCTACTACATCAATTCGACACCGCAAGGTGTCTTTTCTTTTGACTTGATGGATGTTGCAGAACCTGAATGGTTTAATCACTGGATGCCAGCGACCACAGAGTTCTCTCGCTCAAACAAGGTAAGCAAGTTGGTAGGTTATCTACCCATAGAGGAAGCGGTGCAGCTCTAATGCAATACGACTATCGTTGCCCTGATTGTAATGCAGTGCTAACCGTTGAACGCAGTATCCACGAGGAACCTCGTGAACCTACCTGCTTTGTGTGCCACATAAGTATGGTCCGTAAGTGGGACTCACCTGGTGTCACCTTCAAGGGTAAAGGCTTCTATTCTACTGGCGGGTAAGCAAAAGACCCACCAGCTCCCGTAACTGATGGGTCTTCTTGTGCTGAGCGAAAGGGTTCAAAAACTCTCAGCCACATCTACTATGTTCTGCACTATCCACTCTACCACAGGTACGGCTACGGCATTACCCATCTGCTTGTACCTGGTTGAGTCTGACTGACTAGCAGTCCAATCATCAGGGAAACCCTGCAATCTTTCACACTCTACTGGAGTCAAGCGGCGTACATTAGATTCCATTATCACTCCAGTTGATTGTTTAGTTCCTGATCGCAAGGTATGGTGAGTGTCAGCGATACTGTCATTGTATTCATCGTATGCCTTGATTGTAGCTACGCCAGATACATTGTTTCCACCTGTACCCATACGTGATGTAAGTGTATTCATTGTGTCTCCTTGTATTCTAGCTCCATCGTGGTAATGAGGATGAAAGACAATGACTGTCGTTCGCACATCACCATTATCAAATGCGTTTAGTGTAGGCATTACTCCTCCTTCAATCCAAGTCTCATAGTCATCTACATTCTGTGCTCGCCTACTCTTGGTGAACCACAACGTGTCCGTTATTTGCATCTTGATTCACCACCGTTCCGTGGTGATACAACTCCGCTGGTATGCAATTGGCTATGCTTTTCCCACTACCGAGAGTAACGCTTGTGTTAGAACTGGTGGCAATTCCTTGCCTCGCTTGTTTGCTCTGCGTAAGATCCCCTCGCAAGCCTTCTGGCTTAAAGAGTATTTCGGCAACGCCTCCACTAGTAGCACGTCTGCCAACGATGAAGACACGCTTCCTGCGCTGGGGTACTCCGAAGTGTTGAGCATCAAGCACACGCCATCCAAGAGAATACCCGAGGTCGGCCATCGTCCCGATGACGACTCCAAAATCTGCTCCTTTGTTACTGGATAACAAACCAGGTACATTTTCGATGATGAAGTATTCTGTTTGCGTTTCTTCCACAAGTCTTGCAATCTCCCAGAATAACCCGCTTCGTTGGCCAGCAAGACCAGCTCGCTTGCCAGCAACGCTGAGGTCTTGGCAGGGAAATCCTCCTGTAATAATTCCTGTGCTTGGTGTAAATCCTGCATTTATTAGATCCTCTCCCTTTACTGTGGTTACATCTGTAAATTGTGTAGCGTCAGGAAAATGCTGCGCCAATACCTGATTGCAGTTCTTATCTATCTCAACCGAGGCTACTACCTTTACTCCTTGTCGCTGCATAGCAAGGTCAAAGCCTCCTACACCTGCGAATAAACTAACACCAGTTAGCATTATTCTCCCCTTTATTTATTAAAGATAGCCACAACTCAAGTATTTCTTTTTTAATAGGACCACTTTCAAACCACTCTTCCTCAGTCATCAGTACCAGCCCCTTCGGTCTGAGTGCTTAAGAGCGCTGCAGAAACTGCCTCCAAAGCGATGTTCAATGTATCGTACACCGCGAAGGATTTGTAATTCAGGTTGGCTACTACGCTCTCCAAGGAGCTGAGCAATTCCGTAAGCGCTTGATCTTGGGTTGTCGGCAAGGTGGTCAAGCCTGCTCTCACGGGTCCATAAGGCGATAGCGCACGCTTGCTGCTGCTTGTTGTAACCGAGTGCGTTGAGGAAACTAATTGTAAGTGCCTTGTTCTCACGCTTTTCCTCCATAGTTGCCTTTGTTCTCGCCTTTATTTCTGGCGTATGCAAAATTGTCTGCACCTGTGGCTCGTGTGTGTATGCCCACGACAGGAACATTAGTAGTACCGTCAATGCTAATCCAAGTTTTGCCTTGTTTTTCATCTTCGATCTTCTCCATTTCGAGCAATTGCTTATAGGTATCAGGGTATAGATGAGCAAGACGAGCTAACGCTCTGTCCCTGGCTCGCCTGTAATTGCGATCTCTAACCGCCTTGCGTGCGGCAGTAGCCACTCTGCGCTCAGCTTCATCTGTCATTAAGTTTATCCTCCCAGACTATAAGCACATAGGCTACCACCATTACTACTACCAAACCTATCCAGTACATCATACTTTTAGCCCTTCCTTGAAGGCGTATAGCACTAGGCCTGTTATATCTATGCTCTGACCTACCAGGTGAGCGTCCTCCTCAGCACTATCCCAAGCACTTACCAGCATCCTCGCCCCGTCCCTCAGATTAAGGCGTAGCCACTTGATAGCTTCGGCCTCGTCCTCTCCGCCCCATATTGGCCTGCCCTGCGTATCTACTACCTCATAAAGCAACACTAGGTCACTCTTTGGCGGGTGCATACTGTCTCCCATAAACTTTGTACCGCTATCCAATAGGCGCAGCACTCTATCGTCTGGGTAGTGTGCCTTAGTAATAAACTCTCTACTCACTCTCGTCCTCCTCTAAGTTAAAGATACGGGCCAACGCGGTGTTAGCTCTCTCGATATTCTTAATAGCCCTAGCGATCTCCTCTTGCTCTAAGTCTATCTCAGCTTGATTAAGACATAGGTTAGCCTTAGCTTTTAGATACTCCTCATTCATTGTCGCCCTCATAACAGGCGTAGCAAGTCCAGCCTTCGGCTTTAAGGTCATCATCTAGCTGATCGCAAGTGCAACCTTTAGTCATTACTTTACTCATTACTCTCTCCCTCGCTTGGTAAACAAACAACGCACCAGGCGGTGTCGTTGCCCTCTTTCTCCTTTACTTGCCCCTTAACATCTGCCCACACTATGTCATCGGGATCTAACTGGTCACCACAGATAAAGCATTTGACCGCCTCCTCATAATCTCCCGCATAAAACACGGGGTCATTCCAATCGGGTTCGTAGCTCATCATTTGCCCTCTCTCTCACACTCTAAAAGACTCTCGCACCACTCCCAACCGCTACCTGTCCACAGTAGGTGGCTCGCCACCTCCCACAGCCCCCAAGTAGCCAGCCCAATCAAGATCCCAACCACAAGCCAGCCCCTAGATGTCAAGGATTGCATCTTGTACCCTCTCACATTCGTGTGTTTTGTTGAGGAATTGCTCAAGCGTTAGCATCTGCCAGCACTTAGGGCAAAACCCGATCTCTTTCTCTATTTGCATCATTCCTCCTCCTTGTCTATGTCCGAACCATAAAACTCTACAGAATACTCAACATCATCCCCATTAAGGGTGACAGGTTCCTCAATCTGAGCGATAACCTGTAATTGCAGCGCGCCCGCCTCCTCCTCAGTTAGCTCGCGGTCTGTATAGAATGACACAGCTAAAACGTATTTTGTTTTCATTTGTTCGCCTCCGCTTCCATTGTTTCTGCCTCCATAAGTAACTCAATCCAATTTTCTACATCTTGAGGATTGTTAGCGTATTCCTTGAGCGCATCGCCTAAGTAATCAAGCTCCATAAACCCTAGAACATCGCGGGGGTTTCCCTTGTATAAGTTCTCCCCAAAATGCTCGTCGGAATAACCAATAAGGTCTAAAAACAGGTGATAAGGCGTACCCTTTCTCCCGTCGTAATTCATAGACCAATGAATGAGATTAGTAACCTCCACAACATTTGCTGCAGGTGTTTCGATTAAATCCCAAAAGCCTTTTTGGTTGATTGTTTCTGTGTTCATTAGTTGTTTTCCTTTCGGCTAGTCATACAGTTGTAAACAGTTTCTCCGATACTTACGAGATAAACCTCTTTAATTCTGTCCGCGTTACGGTAAAGGTAATCACCATAAATTGAGTGACTCATAAAATTTTCATTACCGCGTGTCCATTCTTGTCCATCTTGTGAGTAAGTAATTTTTGCGGTAATCATTTATTTAATACCCCACATCTGGCGGATCTCTTGCGCTGTAGGCATCGGCTTAGAATCAAATTCTAAAGCGTGACAGTTGATGCAGCGGCCTTGTGGGAACACACACCATTGATCTATTTTCATTCCGCAATCTGTGCAATTCATTTTGTAACCCTTTCGTTAATCAGCTCGGGATTGAGTTGATGATGTAAGTATGGCACAGCCTCCCCCATTCTGCAACACCAAAACCAGACCAATTTTGGTAACGATTTGGTAACGCTTTCGGCTTGCAACTAGTAGACATTTGCCTGGCATTTGTCAAGACATCAGCTGTAAGTTACTGAGTGAGCTGACCTGGTAACTTGGGATCTTGCTGAGAATGTTGTCGGTGTTGTGGCTGCTGGTTGGTTGGGTTGGCTGTTGGTTGGGTTGTTAATTGTTTGGGATGTTGTGGGGTATAGCGCCGAGAGTAGAGTCCGCCCTCCAAAACTTTATCAAAAGTTATCCACAGGTTTATCCACAGGTCAGACCAGTCAGGGCAAACAAGCGCAAACGGTCTGACCAGTCACCCCCCGTTGTTGAATTGTGGCGCGGTGGGTACTGTACTCCCCAACAAAAAATATTTGCTAAAGTGAAAGCTGTAATACGGCTCTGACCTGCGGTTATAGATACTGTGATGAAAGTCACATTCTAAAAACGGGAAATGCGTTAAATTTCCTGCCTTATATATAGTAAGGGGTTTTAATAGGAAAAGCCCTGAGCAGTCATCGGTTGGCCTCTAGCGAGGCCCCTAGGCCGAGCACTAACTTACCCCTCAGTTCGCTGTGGCTCCTTCGGGCGTCAAGCCCGACCTGCCCAGTACTTTTAGTGGGGATAGGTCTATCTACTGGTAGATAAAACCTTCCTCGCCTAGTATAGATATGATCCGATTACGGCCCGTCCCCAATAAATTTTAGGAGATCACGTGGCTGACAATAGTGCCGATATTGCCAAGAGAATTATCCTTGGCGCTGTAGCAGAGGGTATGACAGTTGAGGCAGCTACCGCCTCTGCTGGTAAATCCATTAAGACTTATGAGTACTACCGTCGCTCAGATAAAATCTTTGCAGACAAAATTGACCGAACACGGCTAGGTCTCAAAGACAAGTCCTTTGCCTCATCTGATGTCCACGACTTAACCTTTGCCGAGTTTCGCCAGAAGTACCTACACTCCCGCACCTTTCCACATCAGCAGAACCTGATCGATGTAATCGAGGGTAGAGAACCTGGGTGGCTACACCCTTCTATGAAGTATGAAAAGGGTCTGGCTAATAACAGAATCCTTTTGAACATTCCGCCCAACCACGCCAAGTCTATGACCGTGACCATTGATTACGTCACGTGGCAGGTTTGTCAGAACCCTAACTTTAGAGTACTCATCGTATCTCAAACCCAGCAGTTAGCTGCAGACTTTCTCTACGCCATCAAGCAACGCCTGACGCATCCAAATTATGAAGCACTCCAACAGGCTTACGCTGCTGGCGTAGGGTTTAACTCTAAGTCTGCCTCGTGGCAGGCAACCCGTGTCACCTTTGGTGATGAGCTACGCGAGTCATCTGAAAAGGACCCGAACATCGAAGCCGTTGGTATCGGTGGTCAGATCTACGGTAAGCGTGCCGATATGATTATCGTCGATGACGCGGTGACATTAAAGAACGCCAACGAGTTTGAGAAGCAGATCCGTTGGTTAACCCAGGACGTGCGTTCTCGTTTGAACCCTACTGGTAAATTGATTATCGTAGGTACCCGCGTTACCGCAGTGGACCTATACCGCGAGCTACGCTCCGAAGACCGCTACCCTGGTGGATTGGTCCCGTGGACATATCTTGCGATGCCAGCCCTATTGACTACAGATGAGAACCCTGAGAAGTGGGAAACACTCTGGCCTGCATCCGATGCTCCCTTCGATGGACAGACAGAATCAGATTTGAATGAGGACGGCCTCTATCCTAGATGGAATGGTCGCAACCTTTACAATGAACGACAAGCTATGGATGCCAGCACCTGGGCTTTGGTATATCAGCAACAAGATATCTCAGATGATGCCATCTTTGATCCAGTATGTGTAAGAGGTTCTATTGATGGTATGCGTAAGGCAGGTCGTTTGGTTCCTGGTCACCCAGGCCATCCGCGTGATGTCAATGGCTTTTCTTTTATTTGTGGTCTTGATCCCGCTATGGTTGGTGATACAGCCGCCATTTGTTACGCTGTTGATCGGACTACACATAAACGCTATATCGTTGATGCTATTAAAATTACTAGGCCAACGCCTGCTGCAATCCGCCAGTTAATCTTTGACTGGACTTCCCTGTACTCACCCAGTGAGTGGATAGTAGAAAAAAATGCCTTTCAATCCTTCCTTACGCAAGATGAGGGAATCCGCCAGAACCTTGCCTCACGGGGTGTGTTACTGCGAGAACACCATACTGGAACCAACAAGTGGGACTCAGGTTTCGGTGTTGCTTCTATGTCCACCCTGTTCGGAACAAAACAGTTTGACGGCAAGCACCACAGAGACAACCTTATTCACTTACCTAGTGACCAGACTGAAAACATTAAGGCGCTCATTGAGCAACTGATTACCTGGTCACCTACTACTAAAGGCAAGACAGATATGGTGATGGCACTTTGGTTCTGTGAGATCCGCGCACGCGAGATGCTCAACCAAGGTATGCACAAGACACACCATATGAAAAACCCATTCCTATCTCGTAGTGAGGTAGGCAAGCGAACAGTTATCAACATAGATGAATTGCTCGCCGAGAAAGATCGTACATTCATCTAATAAGGAGATAATAATGGCAGATTCAATGGCAGATAAAGCACGCAAAGCACGTGAACGTGCAGCAGATAACAATTACAAGCCAGGTAAATCAAGTTCTAAGACCGATAGACTGGTTATGGATTTAACTCGTGGTACTGAAAAAGGAATTAAAAAGGCTCTCACTAGTGAAGGCTTAGGCCGTTACCCAAATGCAGAAGAACGACGCGCAGCAGCCATAATGCAACAGCGTCGTAAGATTGATACAGGCAAAGTTGCAGCACGTGCTACCGCTATGGAAAAGCGAGCAGCCGCAGAAAAGAAAGCAAAGACGTTAACTACTGGAGTAAGCGGTGGAACTAAAGCCAAAGCCAAGCCAACAACTAAGAAGGTTGCTGCTAAGGCAACAACTAAGAAAATGGGCAAGAAGTAATGCCAGTTAAAAAGGGAACAGGTCAAATGAAGGATTCAGGATTTAGTCGTCCTTATGGTCCTTTCAGTGCAAAGGACGCTAAGAAGATTGCAGATGCAATTGAAAAAGGATCTTCTAAAAAACCAGCACCTAAAAAGCCAGTTGCTCCACGTACATCATCAACTGGTGCTAAGAAACCAATGCCTAAACTTGAAGGCGCAAAGCCTGGCGTTAAGAAGCCTATGCCTAAAGTTGGTCCTAAGCCAACTAGAATTATTGCACCTAAGCCTAAGCCAAAGCCTAAGCCAAAGGTAGTTCAGATGCCTAGTAAAATTTCTCCATTCAAAATGACGCCTGCACAAAAGGCTGAATACTTAAAGAACCCAGATCGCTACAACGGATAAGGATTCCACTATGGCAATGACACCTAAAGAAAAGGCAGCCTTTATAGCAAAGTATAACAATGCTATGAAAGATCCAAAAAACCGCAAGTCAGGCGAAATCATTACTCCTGGTTCTGTTGTACGTGGAGTTGCTAAGGTTGCTGGTAAAGTTGCTGGAAAGCAGGCTGCTAAAAAAATATCTGCAAATGTTGGCAAAAAATTAACTGCTGCAGAAAAAGCAAAAGTTAAAGAAGTTAAATATGTTGCTAAAAATGCTAAACCAGGTAGTGTCCAAAAGATGCTAGATAAGTTACCGCTTGAAGAAAAACGAGCATATTCAGAAGCATTGAGAAAATCAATTCCAGCAAAGAAAAAAGCAGCAGTCTATAAAAAAACTTCAGTAGATAGTCCAGTAAGAGTTAAAACTAAAATTATGAATAGCCGTGGAAAAATAATTACCATTAAAGAAAACTAAGGACCCCACATTGTTATCAGTCAAAGAAGTAGACGCTAAGCTCGCACGCTTACGTACTCGCTCATCAGCGCGAGATCAACGTATGCGCGATGTGCTCTCGGTGCGTCAGGGAGATATCTCTAAGGTATACCCTGCAATGTTTTCAGAGGAGTATCCAAAGCCTCTGGTTGCAAACTTCA